TGAGGTGGCCGTGGAGCAAGCAACCGGCGCCCGTAGGCGGCTCCCTAGCGGGCGGGGGATTGGGCGGGATGCCGGGGATCACCGGCGATATTGAGGGTGTCCAAGAGATCCTCCGGCGCCAATGGGAGCAAAATATGTTTGACGCGGCCGGCGGGTGGGGATCGCTCCCCGGCTTTTGGGCGCCCTACGTGTCCGAGTGGATGGCCCGCGGTGTGCCGGCGCTCACCGCCGGGATGAGGCTCATCTCCGGCGTGGCGATGCAGCTACCGCTACGCCAAAAGCGGGGGGACGAGTACGTGGAGCCGCCGGCCACGGTGATCACCAATCCCACGCCCGGCGCCAACCGGACGCCGGCCGATTTCGTGGACGAGTACATCTCGGACGTGTTGCTCTATGGCAACTACGCCGCGTTGATCGGGCCGCTTGACTCCACCGGGTGGCCCACCATGCTCGTCCCGTTGGATGTCACCACCGTGTCCGTGGCCCGCGATCCCACCACGTGGCTCCCGATCTACCAAGTGGAGGGATTTGAGGATCCGATCCCGGACTCGCTCATGTTCCACGTCGCGGTGGACAAGCGCTCGGGGGAGTTAGCCGGCCGCGGCGTGTTACCCACCATGACGGGAGCTATCGGCGCCGCCCTCGCCGCGGACGCGTACGCCGGCCAGTATTTCCAATCCTCGGCCGTCCCGTCCGGTGTGATCACCGACACCCGCCCCAACCTCACCCAAGACCAAGCCAACGAGCTAAAGCGAAAGTGGATGGACGCCACCTCGGGGACACGGATCCCGGTGGTGGTTCCCGGCTCCACGAGCTTTCAACCGTTGGCCACCGACGCCGACAAAGCCCAACTAGTCCAAGCCCGACAGTGGGACGCCACGATGGTGGCGATGATCCTCGGCGTCCCCCCGTTTTTGTTAGGGATCGAAACCCAACGCCACACCTACACCACCGCCGAGGGTGAATTCGGCCGCTTCATCACCACCACGATGATGAGGCTCTTACGCCCGCTGGAGTTGCAACTCACCGCCCAATGTCTCCCCCGCGGCAACAGCGCGGAATTCTTCACCCACGCCCTACTCCGGGCGGACACCATGACCCGAGCCACGGCCGCCACCACCCTCTACGGCGCGGAGCTAATCACCCTCGGTGAAGCTCGCGAGTTGGCCGGCTTCCCCCGTGAAGTCCCCGAGGGTGAGGATCTCAAGCCGGACACCGTTCCCGCCCCGGCCATCCCCGGCGCTCCCGCCCCACCGGGCCCGGCGCCCGAGCCCGAGCTATCCGCCCACCTCACCCTCTTGGAGCGCCCCTCATGACCACCACGCCCGCCCTCGCCCCCGTGGCCCGGACTGTCACCCACGTCTACGCCAACCGGCTCCAAGTCCGCCACGCCGACGATGGGCCCGAGGGGGACGGCCGGACCATCTTCGGGCTCGCCGTGCCGTATGACGTGGAGCTAGACGTGTCCGATTGGTGGGACGACTACACCGAGGTTTTCCGAAAGGGGAGCTTCGCCAAGACCATCCGGGACCGCTCCCACCCTGTCCCGTTGCTCGTGTCCCACGAGCGCCGGGCCCTCCCCATCGGGGCGTCCGTGGATCTCAGCGAGGAAGAGGACGGCTTACACGCCGCGTTCCACCTCGCGGCCACGCCCAAAGCCGATGAAGTGTTGGCGCTCGTGGCCGAGGACGCCATCTCGGGACTGTCCATCGGCTTTGAGCCCGTCACCACCAACATCACCGCCGGGCCGCAGAGGACGCCCCCGAGCTTGAGGGATCTTCACGAGCGCTCGGCCGTGAAGTTACACGAGGTGAGCGTGTGTAACTTCCCGGCGTATGAGGACGCCGGCGTCCACGGCGTCCGGGCCGCCCAAGCTCGCCATCCCACGATGGCCGCCCTCGGCGCCGAGCGAGCCCGGCTCCACGCCGTCCGCTCCGGGCTCGTGGACCGCTTCGGGCGGGTGGAGCGGATCCGGATCCACACCCGGTGAGCGAGCGCCCCACCGAGCCCCACCTCTGGGAGCCGGGCGGGATGGACGCCAAGCGCCGGACTGTCTGCCTCGCGTGCGGCCGGCTATGGGAGGACGCCATCCACGAGCCGAGCCGGCGCCGGGCCCGGCGGGGGATCTCCGAGCCGTCCCACCCGCCCGAGATCCACGAGCGCTAACGCCGGCGTAGAAAAAATCAACGTGTCATCTCATGGTGCTACGCTCCGCGCGACGGAGCCGACCGCCGGCCGGAGCCCATAGCGCGGCCACCACCGGGAGCGTGAGCCACTCCGAGTGAAAACGGAGGGTATTTGATACCCCCGCCTAATCACCTCGCGAAAGGATCACGCTTTGCCTATCAACCTCGTGGACGTGTTGCGACAGTCCATAGATGAGCTTCACGGCCGGATGAACGCCATAGAGGGGGGAGCCGTCGCGGACAACCGCGACACCCTCAACGATGTGGAGCAAGCCACTTGGGATGAGCTTCGCGCCGAAGCCGAAGCCAAGACCTCCCGGCTCGGCTTGCTCGTGGAGCGCGCCGAGCTTGACGCCCGAGCCGGCGAGATGATGGGGAGGATCTCGCGGGCTCCCGCCGGCGAGGGAGCGCCCCTAGCCGAGCGGCCGGCGTTCCCGTACCGGACGCCGGGGGAGTATGTCCTCGGCTACATGCGCGCCAAGCATGGGGACGTGGCCGAGTCCGCCCGGTTCACTCGGGCCCTCGCCGATGTCACCACCGCCCAAACACCGGGACTCGTCCCCCCTCAAGTCACCGGGGACATCTTGGGGGAGTGGGTGGCCCGGCGCCCCTCGGTGGACGCCATGACGCGGCCACCGCTCCCCCCGGTGGGGATGAAAGTCCAACGCCCGAGGATCACCCAACACACCCAAGTAGCGCCCCACACCGAGAAAGGTCCGGTGGCGTCCCAAGCGTTCACGCTTGACCTGTTGGAGATCCCGGTGGGGAGCTACGCCGGGGGCGTGGATGTTTCGTGGGAGTTGGCCAACCGATCCTCACCCGGCGCGTTGGATGTGATCTTTCGGGATCTCGTCCGGATCTACGCCCGTGAGTCCAACACCGGCGCTTTCGTGGCCGTGAACGCCGACATTGCCCAAACCACGGCGTGGGACTCCACCGCCGGCGGCTTAGCTGCCACCATCTCGGCCGCCGCGGTGATGGTGGCCGCCAACTCTCACGAAAACGTGTTCCCCGATACGGTGTGGCTCGGGCTCCAAAGCTATGGAGTGCTGGCCGCCCTCGTGGACGGGAACGGCCGGCCGCTCTTCCCCAACCTCGCCCCGGCCAACGCCTACGGGACGGCCGACGTCACCGGGAACATCTCCACGGTGATGGGACTCCGGCCGGTGGTGGATCCCTACATCGCCGGAAACACGTTCCTAGTGGGCAACTCCGAAGAGGTGGAGTTTTATGAGACACCCGGAGCGCCCGTCCAATTGTCTGTCGTGGACGTGGGCGTGGCCGGTTACAACATCGGCGTGATCGGGATGTGGGCGGCCAAAGCCGTGGATCCGCTCGCGTTTTGCAAGATCACCTACACGCCCCCCGCCGGCTTCGCGCTTGACACCGGGAACGGTGGAGCATCCGCCAAGGCGGCTAAGTAGCTATGTGGCCGGGTGGCCCGTGGCTCACCACCGACGATTACAAAGCGTGGGCCCGGATCGATCCCGCGGACACATCCGATGATGTGGCCATCGGGGAAGCCGTGGCCGCCACGATGGAAGCGGTGGAGCTACGGGCCCCCCGAGCTTTCCAAGTAGACGACAGCGACCCGCCCGAGCCGCTCCCGGTGCCGGGGATGGCCGTCCAAGCCGGGCTCTTAATGGTTAACCGGCTCATGAGCCGGCGTAACTCGCCGGACGGCGTGGTGGGCGTCCCCGATCTCGGGGCGGCCGTGGTCTTGTCTTATGACGCGGACGTGTCGCAAATGCTCGGGCCGTGGACGGAGATGGTGGTGGCGTGACAAGCGCCGATGATTCCGCCCGGACCATTGTGGAGAAACTCCAAGCCGCCGGCGTTCGCGCCACCACGGACGCCGGCGCGCTCAATCCTCCCGCCATCCTCGTGATCCCCGTCCCCCGCCGGGTGGCCGATGTGGCGTGTGGGTACACGGCCACGTTCACCCTCCACGCCATCGGCGTGGGCCCCACCGGCTCGGGGACGGCCGAGGTGGGCAAATCCGTTAACGAGTTGGTGGACGCCGTGATGGGCGTGTTTCCCATCACCGACGCCGTTCCCGGCGCCTATGTCCTCCCCAACAATCGCACCCACCCAAGCTCAACCATCCTGATCACGGAGGTGATCTCGTTATGACCATCCACGATTCCCGCCTAAAGAGTGGGACGCTCACCCTCACCCCCGCGGGAACCGGCGCCACCGCTATGGATATGTCTTGCCAAATCACAAACGTCCGCATCACGTCCGCCTACTCGGACGATGGGGATCCGGTGACCACGCTTTGTGGGGACAGTCTGCCGGCGCCGCGCAAGCTTGACGGCCACAAGATGGAGGGGACCATCGTCCAAGATTTCGGCGCCACCGGCTCGGTGGTGGATTGGATGTGGGCCCACGATTTGGAGATCGTGGCGTATGAGTACGTCCCCAACGCCGTGGACGCCCCCACCATCGCCGGGAACCTCCAAGTGGAGATCGCGGCCGAAACCTACGGTGGCGACGTAAACGCCCGGCTCACCTCCGATTTCGTGTGGAACCTCCAAGGCAAGCCGACGTTCACGCCGGCCACCCCCGCCCTCGCGTCCTCGGCCGCTTAGTGCCGGGCTCGCTCAAGGTAGTGGGGGAGCCGGCGCTCCAATCCTCGCTCGCCAAAGCCGAGAAAGGTTTGGACACACTGGACTCCACGCCGGCGGCTCAAGCCATCGTGGCTCGGATCCCCGGCGTGGCGCCCCGGCTCACCGGCCGGCTCGGGGGATCTTTCTCGGCCACCACCCAAGACAAGCGGGGGACCATCACCACGCCCACCGTGTACGCCGTCCCCATCCATTGGGGGCGGCCGGCTCACAACATCGCCGCTAATCCTTTCGTGTTCCGGGCGGTGGAGTCTGCCACCTCGGCCATAGAGCAAGCGCTCACGGCCGCCGGCCAAAAGCTTTGCGATGGTGTCCACGGTGCCTAGTTTCGTGAACCGCGTCACCCTCACCCTCGCCGGCGAGGACGTGAAGATCCAAACGGCCGCGTGGGACCAACTCAACGCCGAGCGAGCCATCGGCGCCGGCGTGATGGAACACCCGGTGGAACTTGGGATGCAGGTTTGGTTTTCGGCGCTCAAGCGCCAACATCCCGACCATGAAGCCGCCCGCAATTTCCGGACGTTCGTGGAATCGCTTGAGGCGGCCGAGGAAGAGGACACGAGCGCCGGGCCCGAAGAGATGGACCCTACCCGGCCGGCGGCTTCGGCCGGCTAGCGGTGGAGCTGGCGGTGGCCACCGGCGTCCCCCCGAGGGAGTGGCTCACCGATCCGGTGGCGATGATCACCGCGTCCGAGATCCTCCAAGAGATCCGGGATAAGCGCTAGTGCCGGCCAAGCTCATCTTTCAACTCGTCGGGGAAGCCCAAAGCGCGATAGCCGCTTTCAAGCAAACCGGCGACGCGGCCAAGACTGCCACCGGGGCGGCCACCAACACCGGCTCGGCGCTACTCAAGATCGGGACGGCCGTGGCCACCGGCTACGCCGTTAAAAAGATCATCGATTTCGGGAAGTCCACCGTGGACGCCGCGGGGGCGGCCGCCCACGCCAACAAACTCGTTACCGCCACGTTTAAGGACGCCGGCGACGCCACCGGACAGGCGGCCAAACACGCCATAGATTTGGCCGAAGCGCTCGGCCGTCAAATCGGTGTGAGCCCTAACGTGATCAAGGGCGCCGAGGGGATCTTGGCCACGTTCCACTCAGTGAGTGGGGAAGTGGGGATGCAAGCCGGGATCTTCGATCGTGCCACCAAAGCGGCCGCGGACTTGGCGGCCGCCGGCTTCGGGGATATGGAAACCAACGCCAAGCAACTCGGGAAAGCGTTGGAGGATCCCACTAAGGGGATGACTGCCCTCACCCGCTCGGGCGTGAACTTCACCCAAGCCCAAAAAGACCAAATCAAAAACATGCAAAAGTCCGGCGATTTGCTCGGCGCTCAAAAGCTCATCTTGGGGGAGGTGGAAAAACAGGTAGGGGGGACGGCCGCGGCCACCGCCGGCGCCGGCGCCAAGATGTCCGTGGCGTGGGAAGAGATGAAAGTGAAGCTTGGCACCGGACTACTGCCCATCGTCGGCCAAGTAAAAACGCTCTTCGCCGGGCTCTTCGATTTCATCGGCGCCAACGCGTCATGGCTCACGCCCCTCTTGCTCGCCGCGGCCACGTTCGCCACCGCCCTCTTTGTCACCGCCAAAGCCGTCCAAATGTTCCAAGTGACGATAGAGGGGATCAAGCTCGCCATCGCCGGATTCCGGATCGTGTGGCTCGCGCTCAACTCGTCTTTCTTGGCTTCGCCTATCGGACTGATCATCATCGCCATCGTGGCGCTCATCGCCGTGATCGTCCTCATCGCCACCAAGACCACGTGGTTTCAAACGATTTGGGCCACCGTGACTCGCTTCATGGCCACGGCGTGGAACGCCACCGTGGGCGCCATCACCGGGGCGTGGTCCGCCGCGTTCGGCTTCATCTCGGGGATCTTCCGGGGGATCCTCTCGGTGGCCCAAACGGTGTGGAATTGGATCAAGGGGAATTGGCCTTGGATCGCCGGTGTCCTCATGGGCCCGTTCGGAATTGCGGCCGCCGCGGTCTATACCTACTGGACGCCCATCTCCGGATTTTTCTCGTCGCTCGTCGGCCGCATCGCCGGCGCCATCTCCGGCGTGGTGGGCGCCATCACCCAACCGTTTATCACCGCGTTTAACATCGTCCGATCCGTGGTGGAGTCCGCCGTGTCCTACATCACCGGGCTCGTCCACAACCTCACGGCCGTGGTGTCCTCGGGCGTGAACATGGCCAAGGGGATCTATAACGCTTTCGCCCACGTGTGGAACGCCATAAGCGTGTCCATCCCCGAGGTGGACACCCACATCCCCGGAATCGGGAAGATCGGGGGCGGCTCCATCTCGCTCCCCAAGCTTCCCATCCTGGCCGCCGGCGGCTTAATGACACGCTCCGGGCTCGTGTACGCCCACGCCGGTGAGGTGATCTCGCCGGCGCCGGCGTCGGCCGTCCGCCCGAGCATGGAGCAACTCGTCCGGATCGATAACGCCAATTTCGGGGAACGGGTGGACGTGGACGTGTTCGCCAAGCGCTTGGCGTGGCAACTCAGAACGGCCGGCGTGTAAGCGTGGCTTACACGGGAAACCATCCGGGGGGAGGGTAGGGGAGTGGACTGCATCCGCCGGGCGTGGCTCACCCTCGGGGACCGGATCCTCCCCCTAGAGGACACGGCCGCCGGCTACGCGTGCACCGAGCTAGACCTCGGCTACCCGGACGTGAGGGATTCGGCCACGGTGAACAATCGGCCGGACCAAGACGGCGTGGACGATCGGACCAAGTACGCCGGCGCCCGAGCCATGAGCGCCGACATCCGAGCCGTGGGCGGCTCCATGACGGTGGACGAGATCGGGGCCCTCTTCGCCGTGTACCAAATCCCCAACGCCCGCCCCCAACTCCACTACATCTTGGACCGCCCCGGCGCCCCCGAGCGCTTCACCACCGTCCGAGCCACCGGCTACGGGTGGCCGATCTCCGGCGCCCGCCACCGGGAAATCCACCTCTCGTGGTTGGCGTCGGATCCGTTCATGTATGACCCGAGCCGACGGGTGGCCGTGAGCTTGGCCGGATCCTCCACCATCCCCGGCCGGCGCTACCCGCTCACGTTTGACCGGATCTATCCCATCGGTGGGGGCGTACCCTCCACCGGCGAGATCCGCTCCCCCGGTGACATCGTGGTCCGTCCGTTGCTCCGGATCTTCGGGCCCATCACCGATCCGCTCGTGGAGATGACGCCCACCTCCGGCGCCGACCCGGCCGGGCCGCCGGCGCTCATCCAATTCGTGGCCGGCTTCATCATCCCCGCCGGCTCTTTCGTGGACGTGGACACCCAAGCCAAGACGGCGTTCCTAAACGGCGATAACGCCCAATCGGAGATGGCCCAAATCGATTGGGCCCAATCGGTGTGGCCGGTGTTGCCCACCCTGCCCTATTGGTCTTGGCTCACCCTCCGCGGGGATTCCACCTCGGCCACCACCCAAGTCCAAGCGCTTTGGTATGACGGATTTCTTACTTGAGGAAACACGGGCCCGGTGGCGGCTCACCGTCCATCATCGGAGCTTCGCGGCCGGCGGCTTCGCCCGGACCACCGGGATAGCCGAGCTATCCGACGCCCGAAGCCGGCGCTTGGAAACCTCGCTCAACTCGCCGGCCAAGCTCACCTTTAGCGTGGCCGGCGGCTCCCCCTCGGCCGCCTATGTCCGGGAGTTACAAACGGACGTGATGGCGTGGCGCTTCGATCCCGAGGACGGCCGGGACCATCTCATGTTCCGGGGGATCGTGGCCCAATCGGAGGACACGCTCACCGAGCAAGCCCACACCGTGAATTTCACCGTCCACGATTACTTGGCCGTGATCAATCGGCGCTACCTCAATCCGCCCACCGATCTCGTCTACTCCCAAGTAGACCAAGACGTGATCGTGGCCGATCTCTTGCAACGCGCCACGTTCGGCCAAGCGCCCGCCGGCGCTAACTCCAATCCCGGCGGTGGCCCGGCCGGCTTCCAACCGGGCGCGTATGTCCCACTCCAAAACCAACTCCAAAACCCGGACGGGACCAACCGGAGCGCGTGGTCCGGTGTGCTGAGAGATCGGACCTACACCGGCGGATCCTCGTGTGGGGAGCTAATCACCGCCCTCGGAGCCGTGATCAATGGCTTTGACGTGGACGTGTTGGCCGCCGCGGATGTGGCCGGCCGAGATTTCCTCCGGGTGTGGTATCCCGCTCGGGGCGTGGGCCGGACAGATTTGGCGCTCGTGTACGGCTCCACCGTGTCCGCCCTCACCCGGAGCGCTAACTCGGCCGTGGACGGCTCCGGGGGCGGTTATGCCAACTACGTCCGGGTGTTGGGGGACAACTCGGCCGAGCCCGAGGGATCGCCCCAACTCATCGCGGAAGCGTGGACGCCCGAGTCCAACGATGTGGGCGCGGTGCCTGTCGGATTGTGGGCGGCCACGGACAACCAATCGGACGTGTCCCAAGCGGCCACCCTCCAACAAAAGGCGGCCGGCGACATCCAAACGCTCGGATCGCTCACGCCCTCTTACTCGCTCACCCTCCGGCCGGGATGGTATCGGCCGGGATTCCCCGCCCTCGGGGACACCGTTCCGCTCGTGGTGAAATCCGGGCGGCTTGACGTGTCCACCACCGTCCGCGTCCTCGGACTCAATTACGCCATCGGGGACGATGGCCAAGAGGACG